AGGTCGGGGCGTCCGGATCGTCGCAGTCGGGAATGTTCGTATCGTTCATGTTGGCCGTGCGCTGAAAGCCGCGCGACGTCAGCCCGCACGGATCGGCGAACTGCTCAGGGCTTCCGCCGTCCGAAAGCAGGACAAGAAATTCCGAAAACTTATTCGTTTGAGCCTGTGCCATCGCGGCCTCCTATTCAGGTTCAGTGAGAGCGCGGAAAACCGCGACGAAGTGCTTGGTGATCCCGTCAGGATCATCGAGGTATTGAAGCTGCTCCAACTCGAACACCACGAGCCGATGCCCCGTGACCGTCAGCTCGATTTCGTCCAGTGCCGCAACCACGGCGGCCCCGAGTTGCTTGATCTCGACCGATTGCGGGCCCTCCGCCCATCCGTGAACCGGATAACTCACCTCGGCGCCATCAACGCATGTCGCCTTGTCAGGGATGACCTGCGGCTGCCCCAGATTTACGTACGGCTTGGCCGCTCTCGTCGGAACGGCGTCAAAGACGCGACCCTCCACGATCGCGGAGACGGCGCCATTAGCCTTCAGCCGCGCGACGATCGCGGCCTGCATCGGCAAGGATGGATCGCTCATGCTCTTGCTATCGCGTCCGCAACTGCGCGCTCGATCTCGGCACGAACATCGTCGCGCCGCACCCGGTAGGTCGCGTAAAAGAATGGATAAGCCGGCTGCCGTTCTGTCCCGAATTCCTGCGCGAGTGCATAATCGAACGTCACTCCCGACCCCGCGCGCACTTCCTTGGTGGTCAGCGCACCGCCCGCCTCGACGAACAGCTCCAAGGATTTCTTGCCTCGCGTGACCCGAACGCTTTCCTTCAGCCTGCCCGTCTCACCTGTCGGTGCCGCGGCCCGGATATCGTCCGCGAGACCGTCGGCGATCCGGCGCAAATCCTTGGCAAACTCGCGCTGCACCTTTCCCGGAAGATCCTTGAACCAGGACTGCAGTTCAGCGCTCACGTCGCCACGCCCTTCTCGCACAGCATCTCCAGGACCCGGCCCTGCCTATGCGTAGCCTGCTCCGGATCGATGATGCTGCGGATATTGTAGACCTCGCCGGTCCGCTCATTTTTCACGCGCCAGGCTTCCGTGACCTGCCGCGTCTGAGCCGACACCCGCACCGTGATGTTCGCCAGATGCGTTCCCTGCAGTCGCGACGCGAGAACGCTTTCGCCGCCGAGCCTTGGCTTGATGTTCGCGGCCACCGTGAATTCAGGAGCATCCGGAAACTCACCTTCGGAATTGCCGTATCCATCCGATGTGGCGGCCCGCTGGTAGAAGCCGACACGGTCGCGCAAGTCACCGGCTTGCATCTGATATCTTCACCGAGGCTGGCGGTGCCGGCGGCCGGGTTCCATCCCAGCGCGACAAGTCGTTGAATCCACCCTTGTTCGGCCCATCGAGAACAATCGCATCGGTCCGCATCGCGGCCGCGTGACAGGCGCCCGTGATGCCATAGGTCTTGCCCGCCTTGTAGACGAGACGCACGTTGCGCTTCGCCTTCCAGACGAAATCCTTGGTGAATGTGGCCCTCGGCATTTCGCGGCAAACTCCACATTTCTGTTGACTTCCACATTTGTGTGGAGTATCCTATATTTATGAACGCACAAGAACTGAAACGGCTTCTCGCCAAGCAGGGCTGCATCTTCGAGACTAAGAAGGGCGGTTCCGGTCACCTCGTCGTACGGCGCGGTGATCGCCGCTCGGAGCTTCCGATGCACGGCTCGGCGAAAGAACTCGGAAAGGGCCTTGTGAACCGTATTCTCAAAGACCTTGGATTGAAGTGATGGTCAGATACCGCATCCAACTCGAACCCGACGACAACGACACGCTACTCGTCACTTGCCCTGACATTCCGGGCGTCGTCACCTATGGTGAAACCCGCGAGGCGGCGCTTACGCATGCGGTCGACGCGATCGAAACTTTCATCGCCAGCCTGATCGCCGACGGCGCCGATGTGCCACAGCCAAGTCCCGCGAAACGGCTCAAGGCCGACGAAGCGATCGTCACCCTCCCAGCCCTCACTTCGCTGAAGATTGAACTCTACTGGGCCATGCGCGCCGAAGGTTTCACCCGTGCGGAACTCATGCGCCGACTCAAATGGAACCGGGAATCGGTCGATCGCCTCTTTCGTATCGACCACGCCTCGAAGCTCGATCAGATCGAGGCAGCCTTTCAGGCGCTAGGCCGTTCGCTCACACTGAGTGTTGAGCAGGCGGCATAACGTCCCAGAACTGGTTGTGGCCGGGCCTGCGCTCATAGCGCACGGCGCGGCCGCACTTCCTGCAGATCGACTCGCTGCATCCGTAATGCATGTTGGCGACGCGCAGATCGTTCATCCCGTCCGACGAAAACAGCGACCAGTAATCTCCGGTGAACAGATTGCCGATTCGATGTTTCAGCCCGTAATCCATGCAGCACAGATAGACGTCGCCGTTCGGCAGCATGACGTTGTGGTCATAAAACGGGGTGAATGAACATCCGAGCGGCGTATCGTGCGATGGCGCGGCCTCGACCGGCTGGTCACCAATCTCATCCACATCGAGCACCCCTGCCCGCGCATTGCCGATCCATGGTGCCAGTGCATCCAGTTGCAGCGACTCGTGGACGCCGCCACCCCGATCCATCGTCATCACATCGACGAAGCGCAGCACATCCTTCAGCGCCAGGAACCGCGACAACCTCTCGCCGTAATCCCACGACGGCTTGAAACCCCGCATATTGCCGTTGCGATCCGGCAGGTGAAGCACCAGCGCCTCGACCTGGTCGGCATGACCGGTTAGCAGCGCGATCACCTCATCCGGATCCGTCATTCCGTACAGCGTAGTGTAGACGCTGACGTGAAACCCTGCCCCCAATGCCAGCGCCAGCATCCTTGTACAATCAGGATTGGCCCAAGGCTCGGCCATCCCTGAAAAGTCGACCCGAACGTAGGGCGGCAGCTTGGCCAGAACCCGGGCGAAGTCCTCGACCGCGAGATATTTCGGCGCCTTTCCGTAACTCGCTTTTAATGCGTCCTGCGGACAATAGGTGCACTTGAGCGGGCACCCCACCATGGTCGTTATTTCGAGGCAGGGCATCAGTGCGGCACCGGCCGCACGACGGTATCAAACACGCCCTTCAGACACGTCTCGCAGAGAAAGAAGTGACCACCCTTGCCATCCGGCAGATTGAATGCAGCGCTCCGATCAACACGATCATCATGCTCTTCAATCTCACAATGGAAATCTGATGCGGGATGTACCGCGCGGTGAGCCATCACGCCTCAGCTTTGACGATCGGGTCTATGAATAGACTTTTGAACTCTGCACGCTGCCCGACCGTCAGCCGTGGCATGACGGGCGTTATTACCTTAGCCCCAGAAGCAGGAACGAACATCTCAGGGCCACGCTCGCCAGTGAGGCAGAGGCGCGATCGATCCTCCGCCATCGCACGTTTCAGGCGCGCCAAAGCCGCAGTATCGGCGCCGCGAACATCGATAGCCGGTGCAAATCCCATCGTTGCAGCCCCGCCCGCCGCTATAACGGGAACAGCCGGAACAGCGCGAAGCGCTAAACGGAGGAAAGATCGACGGTTCATTGTACAGCCCCCACCTATGCTACTAGCTTATAGCGGCTTCGCTTTATGCCGATCGCGGGATCGCCACGCCAATGCGACGACACAATCTCTAGGTGGCCGTGACGAACACGAATGTGCGCGCGGACAAAATGAAGCGCGCGACTCCCCTTCAGCCAGATTTCCTGATCGGTGGCGTCAACCTTCGGCAACCCGACCTTCAGCTTAATTTCCGTCCACGCATGCAACACCGCGCCGAGACTGCGCAATCTTTCTCTGCAAACCAGAATGCGGCATATGAGTCGTGCGGCCTATCACTCGCGGCGCATTGATCATTGCGAGTATGCCGTACATGAGGATGGTGTAGCCCCTCACGACAGCAACATTCTTCGCCTCTATGACGGCGAGATGTCTTGACAGCGCATTACCGTCGCCACGCAGCTTCAAATAGCCGACAAAGTCGGAGGACAGAAATCGCCCCTCGCGGTTTAGATAGGCCCACCGAGCGGACGCTAACGTCCCGTCATCATGCTCGCACAACAGCACGCCTTCACGGTCACCATTTGCATACTGCCACTCAATCCACGTCTTCGGCGCCGGCAAGAACGCAAGCACATCGAGCGTGCGCCCCCTATCCGCCTCGGACTTTGCGATGTCGCCCGCGACATCCATAATCTCGGACACCTCGAAGCAATGTACATCGTCCATGCGATCCAACAGCCCACATTTATCCTCAAATGTGCGGCGCTTGGCGGGTAGCGTCAGCTCTTTGACTATGCAGTGAGCCAGCGGTGTCATTACGCAGCCTCCGAACCATGGCCGAGGCCGCCGTCCTTCAGGTGATGCATCGCATTTGCGGTGTCCTTGATCGCCTGCAGATGCGCGTCGAGATGATCTTGCTTGAACGTCGGGCAGGTCTTCAGCCGGTTGATGATGTCTCCTGCCCGCTTGAGGTCCCACAGGTTTCGAATGGGAGCATAAGTATTCGGCAAAGGGGCGAATGGAGCGGCAGACATAACGATCCGCTCAACACGCTCTTCCTGAGCCTGCCTGGTGATGTTCTCG